GTTGGGAGACAAGCATGGACATTTCAAGGCACGCAAAAACATGCTTATGGATTTATACACAACAGACGAATTATTTGAGCTAGTAGACGGTTGGGACGGAACGTTGACATCGAAAGCTATACTTAAGTTCGAGCTAGGTAAAGTTCGCATAGCGGTAGCATCGGGAATTGAACCATATATTATGCAGAGCTATCTGTGTAGAGCCGTAGGCCACATTTACACTCAATGGGAAGGAATCACGCTAGATGAAAAACCAATACAAACTCTCGAGCGAACAATCAAAACACAAAGCCTTTTTAAAGAAGGATGTTTTTCACTACCATTTGACTATGCTTCTTTCGATCATCAAGGGACAACTTGGGAAGTTCAGGAAATAGTGAGCAAATATCTCAACATAGGCATAAACACTGTACCAGCACAAGACAGGACGCAATATCTGAATTACATTGACAGAGTAGTCAAGTCTTATTCAAAATCTACCTTGTCCGGAGAAATCAATGGAGAGAAGAAAATTTTTGACATAGTCGGAGGGCTACCTAGCGGAGTAAGAGTTACTTCATTAGTAGGAAATGTCTGGAACAGCATCATGACACGTATAGCTCGCGACAAGTGTGAACAAATTCTCGGATACGATCCAGTCCGACAGGAAGTATTGAGAGGAGATGACAGTCTCATAGTATGCAACACTGCGGCGGAATGTTACATTTTCAGACTATGTTACCAGTCCATTAATGCTATTGGCAACAATTCAAAATTTGGAATAACCCAAGGAGAAGGAGAGTTTTTAAGAACCCAGATCACAACCGATGCTAGTATCGGATGGCCTATTCGAGCTATGCCTTCTTTAAGTCAGCGTAAACCTTGGAATCCACAACCTTGGGATCAGAATAGTGAAATTACCACTCTAGTAAGCAATATTCACCTATTAGAACGCAGGTTGGGAATTAAACTGGATAGAATTCATCACGCAGCGAAAATGAAGTGGAGCAAACTGGTTGGACAGAGTTATAAATGGCTAGAATTACCGAAGAGGCGTGGAGGACTAGGATTATACGAGTGGAGTGGTTGGGTACCTGACAGACGTCTACCAACGTCTCGAAAACCACTAGCACGAGTAGAAGGACTAGGTAATCCAACAACGCCTGGATGGATGAATCTTGATGAGAATGAGTCGAAAGAATATCAGCAAAGAGAGTTCACAGCAAAGATGGTAGCCGACGATATACCGGGAATACAAAGTAGCTATTCCAGGATAGTCATTGAAGCATATAAAAACCTAGAAGTCAAATGGACCAGTGTAAAAACACCTAGCATTTTGAGAGTCATAAATGTTGACACACCACACTGTTTAGAAAATACACTTCCATTCTGGCCTAAGACTAAATTCAAGACTTTCAAACCGGTTGACAATAGCTTTCCACACATAGCTGAATTTTTACGACAATATACAATACTCAAGACAATGAGAGGAGAAAAGACCACACCACTAATGCAGTATTTGGAAAACGTGTATCCAGATTTCTACATAGAGGCAAAATCGTTCGAAAAATCAGGGTGGCATAGGACTGATGCTTTTAGTTTGACACTAGGAGACACCCCACTCGAACCAATTAGTACTATAAATCCAACACTTAGCGCATTTGTTAAACAAGCAGTTTTCAGACAAGGATTGCGTTATTGGAGAGGCCGTACTAACATAGCTGACAAGCTATACGTTAACACAAGGTTAGCGTGCGAAGGTATCGCTAAAACACGTCTACATCAGTTATACAGATACTGAAG